CTAACCGGTACACTCTGTCCCTACACGACGCTCTTCCGATCTCGTTATTCCCGGCAATCTCCGCGAAGGCGTCGCAGTCAGGATACCAATAGCATTTCGATAATTCATCGGGCGCCTTGCGCTTGGTTAAAGTGTGCAAATAGGAATTATGGCACACCGTCCACATATCCTTGCCGAGTTGATAGTCACTAATCCCCGGCGTATAGGTTGTCCATTTGCGGACGCCGGTGCTATGGGCCGTGATAATTCCCGTAGTAAAACCTGATCCCTGCGCCCCTGGAAATCCGTCCAGGTCAAGCCATACGGCCCAGGGGCCGGAACCTAATTTTTTATTCACCCGCGCATACTTGAAATCGGCCCATGCCTGCCCCGGAGAGAATGAAACAAAGACGCCCTCTACCGCCCATGTAGGATCGCCGGCTGAAATTGCTATGGCCGCGACCCACGTATCCGATCCGGTCATCTGCGTAATGGTCATGGTGTCATAAACGACATTGGTATCCGTCCCCGTGCTCGCCAGTTCTGTCGGGAACCCCGTCCCGCCTGGATCGTCCACGTTGGCAATCCCGAGGCTGCGCATGAACTTTTTACGGCCATCATCCCATGCGTATTGAATATCGAACTCATTGTAAACGTCGTCATTGGGCGTCTTCTCAAACTTGCTGATTGTTCCCGCTATGATATTAGAAGGCCCAAAAGCCTTGACCGCCGTGGAGAACTCCCTGAAAGCCTTCAACCCCAATTTCCCCGTGCGCGTGGGGAACACCCCCACAAAGGACTGTCGCGCCAGTTCCGTGATGTAGTCGACGCTGTTTTTCCGATCCATTACCTGACGCCCCACCGGCCAGCCAGCAGCCCGCTTGTCCGTGATGCCCGTATAATCGATGTTTCCCGCCGCTATGCCGTCGTAGGTCTGTAGGATGGAATAAAATGCATTGTAGACGTTGGCCCCGATGGAGGAAAGCACCGCCGCGTAGATGTCCCATGAGCGGAAAGCGGCCGCAGTTTTGGCTACGAAACCTATCTGCTTGTAGGCGACTGAAACGGACTGCGGAAGGACATTTTGATATCTGACCTCAAGCCTAAATCTTGCCCCACCGGATACATCGGAAATATCTGACACAGAAGCAACGGCGAGTTTCATTTCTTCAATCACGGGCCGGTAACTGGTGGATGTGGTTTGCGCCAGTGAGGTTTCCCCGTTCAAATCCCCGCCCCCCGCATAGTAATCATCGGGAAGGAAATTCATCTCGGTAGTTCCTGGCCCAGTTCCGTAAGTAAAATCAAGAATTTTTGATCCGTAGACAACTCCAAAAGGGTCAAGTTTGTAAACGTATACCTTTACTGTAAGAAATGCTGTGCATGTCACGTCCGCGTCGAAAAGCAAATACAACTCATCAAGCGACCCGCTTAACTTATCCTTCGGGAATTGCACATCAAAATAATGGATATGATCGGTGGATGGAAATGTGCTTGCTATAATGCTGCTTGTAGCTCGGCTTCGGTCGATTACCTTTGAAGTAAAATCAGAAGGGACGGACAAGCCTGCGGATACAAGGGGAACCGCTATTTGATCCCCTCCATACATATAGCGTAACACCTGCCAAGCACGCGCCGAGGAACCGATAGCAACGGGCACTATGGGAATTGATACCATCGTCGCCCCGGTGTATGTAAACTGTGGTGCAAAACGGATATTTCCTTTTGCGTCGGTGGCCCCTTCTCCCGATATGAACCCGGCCCCGCCACCCCGTATCAGATCCCTGGAATTACTCATTAGCGTTATGTATGGTGTCTTGTATCTGTAATCCGCGTTCAAAACATCGTCCCGTACCAGTTCCCAGATGTTGTTATACTCTCCCGCGTCGCTCTCGTAGTATTCGACAACTTTCCTTTTTGTAATTCCGTCCCGCTCGAATATTTTAGTTAAGGCGATGTCAGACGGTGCGTAGGTGCTGCCGTTTTCGATAACCTCAAACCACCATGTGGTATCAGTTGGCGGGGATGTATAGGCAACGAATGTTCCAGATAGGGGCATGTCAAGATAAAGGTCGGTGTAGGCGGTTGATCCACTACCACCAGTGGCCAAAGATGAAAGAATGTAAACGCTCTGCTCGCTTCCCTTGATGCAGTGTAACATTTTACCAGCAAAGGCATTAACCGCAAAAGAAGCGGAAGGGGTTTTCATTCGCAGGTAAAACGCCCCTGAAACATTTACATATTGCGTCGCCGCGCTCACCCGCAGGTCAGTTGTCCCGCTCAGGTTGATGGCATCCGGCCGGCCGTCGAGGTTCAGGAGGCGGGCGTGCTGGACGTAGCCGAAGCAGACGGGGATGGGCGTCCCGATCACCTTGTTATCGGCGCGGCCAAATGACTGCGCGTCAATGGTGCGGGCTGGTAGGTTTTTATGGATGCGCTTGTAATCGCTTTCGCAAGCGAAGGTGAATGATAACTCATCCCATGACATATCAGACACCACACCCGCCCACAACTGCGTGAAGACGCCCGCTATCACCGCGTAAACCTTCACGGTGCGGTTGGCGAGGAAGATGTCGTTGGTCTCCAGGTAATCGGAGAATGTAATCCCGCCATACTGCGCCGTGTTGTCGATGCTGAACTTGATACCCTGCAAGGTGCCGTATCCCCCCGCCGTTGTAATGTCGATCATGCGGACGGCTGGCCCGAAGTCTTCTGGCTGGTTCAGGATGCCCTCATACCAAACATCTCCCGGCTTCTCCCCGCTGGGCGGGGTTCCGGCGGTGAAGCCTGGGCGGCCCGTGACCCAGCGAAAGTTACTGTCTATCAAACCAACGGTGGCGTCATCGGCCTCTGCCGGTGACGCAGCGGTGATCTGGACGGCAAAACAGGTATCTGGGAATGCCATCAGAATTCCCTCGCAAAGCGCACCCGGGCCCCCCAGTTCAGCCCATCCCCGCGCCCGGCTTCCTTCCATTCGGTGATTTTAGCCGTAAAAGGGCCGGTTCCAGCGGCCCGGCCGAAGGGGTAGGTGATGCCAAAGGAGGGCATGGAAACCGCCGCCGTACGCCCTGTGGTGAGGAAATACCGCCGGATGGCCTGCATCTCGTCCAAAGTTTGGGAAATATCAACCTCAAACAGGCCCGGATCGGTCGCCCGGTCATGGGTGCCCCCCGTCCGGTCGAGGAAAAAGTGCTTTGAAATGTCGAATTGGCTGTCCTGGGCGCTGCTCAGGGACGCCGCCCGGATGGTGGCGAGCGAAGCACTGCCCAAAAAAGAAGGACTACCAAGCAGGCGAAGGCGAATTTGCCGGCTAAAAATGTCATATCCAACCTGCTCCTCCCTCCCATAATCCACCACGGACACGCTCAGGGCGCCGGCGATGGACACGTCGGCCCCGAAAATCTCCTCCCCCGTGGTGAAGGTGGCCGAAATCGTCCCCCGGTTTTGCCTCAGAACGTGCTCGAAATCATCCAATTCCGCAGCCGCCCCCCGGAAAGTCACCACCGCCTCGAAGGTGTCGAACGCCGTCCCCCGGTCGCTGGCCGTCCAGTTGCCGTCCGCGATCCTGTGCCACTGTATTGCTGGCCGGGTGTCTGGGACATACCCCCACAAAATAGGCACGGTGTAGCCCGCCAAAACCACGTTACACCAAAGCCGTCTGGGTGCGCCTTTGCATCCTGGCGAAGTCCCTGACCGCCTCCTGGACGGTCTTCCCCACGGCGGCGGCGGTCGCGTTGGCGTCCGTGGCCCCGTTTATGGTGATGATGGGGGAGAAGGTAATCGGGGACGCCCCCGCCCCCCCGGCCCGCCCGTCGAGGATGTCCATGAGGCGCCGTTGCTGCCCCGTGGTGATGATACCCTCCCCGGCATTGGCCCGCACCCACTCCCTATCCCCGGAGGTGCTGCCGCCCTGGACAAAGCCGCCCTGAGCGAATTTCTGTTCCCGAATGGCGTTGATATGCGCCCCCGTGGCCCCGATAGATGTCGCCGCCGCAATGCCGCCCAAAATAGGCCCACCCCATCCTACGCCCCAGCCCCACGCCTTGATGGCTGCTTTCTGCCCCTCGATGATAGCCTCGGTGATGGCCCCAGCCTTGTAAAGCAGGCCAAATTTCCGGTTTGCCTTGGCGAGGGTTTCAAGGTCGTTCACCCCCTGCGTGATGCCATCGCTCCGTGCCTTGGCTTTTTCATCTTCAAGGCGGTAATATTCCTCGGTGCGCCTCCGGTCAGCATCGAGCAACGCGTCTTTTTCTTTGTTCTCTTGGTCTACTGCGTCTTTGCGTTTGTCCTGCTTCCATTTCTCCAGCCGATTGAAACTGTCCACCTCGAACTGCTCATTGTAAAGATCACGCGCTATTTTCTCATCCGCGAGTTTTTTCTCTGCGGCAATCTGTTTTTCGGTTCTTTTGGTTCCGCTGACTATGTTCACTTCCGGCAATACTGTAGGCGCAGCGGCTGCGGCAGCAGCCTCGGCGGCATCTCTTGCGTTTTGCCCGGCTACGCCCCCGCCTCGTCCCGCCTTACTCCAGATGTAAGACGCCCCCTTTATAGCGCCAGCAAGCACCTTATCCCATGCGGTAATCAATGGGATCATGGATTTTCCGAGGTCTTCCTGAGCGTTTTTCATATCGTTCAGGGCTTGGATATATTTCCCCGAAGGGGTGTTTGCCATCGCCTCGGCAGCGCCTCCGACCCGGCTTTCAACCTTGCCCAGAATGATGGCGGCCGCTTCCCCAGCGCGACCAGTTTCCAGTAGATTGGTTATCATCTTCTGCTGTTCATCGTTGAACACAATACCAGTCCGGCGCAATGCCGTAAGGCTTCCCTCTTCGCCCTGCAATGCCTTGCCTATCATCAAGGTTGCACCGTTTAGGTCGCCCGTCCGCGTCCCGAGGTCGAGGATGGCCTTTGTCGCACGCGGTAAAACATCGGCCCCCAGATTATCAAACTCCAGAAGCATCGACTGAGCCGCAATGATCGCATCGTCTTCGTAGATAGTTGTTTTCTGCAACTGCTTCGCCATTTTATCAAGGCCGGCGGCGCTCATCTCGCTGTCTTTTCCCGTCGCATGAAGCACGGCACCCAACCGCGCAAACGCCTGATCAGCTGTTACAGCCTCCTGTGCCGATGCTCTCAGGAACTGCGTCGCCATGCGGATGCCCTGCCAGCCCAGATAGGCACCAACAACACCCTTGACTGATGTCATGAGGGAATTGTTTTTCGGCACGGCGTCGGCGGTGGTCTTTGTCGCCGTTGAAACTGCCGTCGTATATCCGTTCGCCGCCGCCTGGGTCTGGGTGAAGCTGCTCTTCATCTGCCCCATGCTGGAGTTTACCTTGTTGTTTTCAGCAATCAGTTTATTGCCAACCTCGGTATATTCCTTCGATGTTTTGTCAACTAGCGTGACCGCAATCTGGGTATTATAATCTTCACCGGCCATTACGTCCCCACTTTTGCATCTCGTTTACGCGGTCGATCTCGGCCTTTAACTTTTCTGCCATACTCCGCGCTGCCTGTGCCGCCATATCGATCAGTTCCACCGCTTCCAGAAAACGAGCCGCCTGCTTCTCTACTCCACCACTCCGGGGTAAGATATTGTAATCCTTCAGCCATCGGTAGGCCGCGAACAAACACCGCGCTTCCTCGCCCACCCCCTCCGTAATGCGCCCACTGACAACAACAGCCCCCTCCCCGTGGCAGTATTCGCACCCACCGCCGAGGCATAGATGGCAGATTATCCGAGCCCCCTCTGCCTCTGGGTCTGCCAGCCCGTGATACACGAGCGAGAGGGCTATCAGTTTTTTGTTTCATCGTCCGACAGGAAGGAATGGTTGATGATGTGTAGGGCTACCTCGCCAACAGCCCACTGAGGGATGAGGGCGAGCGATTCTTCCGCCCAGGGGTGTTTGCCTCCCGGCAGGCGAGGTAGCGAAAAGTCCCGTCTGAGAACTACCGGCTTTCCGTCCGCGCCCGTGAGGCCGTCCACGCGGACAAGTCCCATGTGCAACGCCCGCATGGACTGCTCGGCCCCCCTGTAGTATTTCAGTCCGTTCTCTTCCCGGGCGACGACCATATCCTGGAGGTGTGCTTTCTCGCTGGGGGTGAGATCCATGAACCAGAACACGGTTTGCTCCGCGTCCGGCAGTTCCCGCTCTCTCTCGCAGATGTATTTCTGCTCCGTGGCTAATACCATCGCTCGCATGATATGCCCCTTTCTTTTGGTTTGTGGTTTACACTAAGACAAATTCAAACTCACGATCTTCGGCGGCCCCTTCGCCCTTGCAAAGGCATTCCAGATCCATCATCATCATGCCGTTGTTCTCGCCCAGCGTCCCGTTGAGGATCTCCACGCTGTCAAAGAAAAACAGGATGGTCTTGCCGGTGGCCGTGCCGACCTGGCCCTTGATGGCGATGTCGGTCCCCGCGTCGCGCAGGGTGCAGAAGTCGAAGTTCGCGCTCTGGGTGTGCTCGTAGGAAATCTTCACCTTCGGGGAGCGCCCGGTGAGCACATAACCCTCCAGGCCGGTGGTGTCCGCGCTGTTGAAGTTCTCGCGGGCCACTACCTTGTTACCGATGTCGAAGGATACGGTTTTGCCCACCGGGCTGAAGGCCGACCCGCCCGAGGGGGTCATGGACAGGGCCGCAATCTGGAAGATGGGCGGCTGCTCGGTGTCCTGGGTGACGCTGGTCAGGGCCGCGTCGGTGACGTTGGACCGCGCCCCGCTGAGCGCGAAGGCGAGCATGGCCTTTTTCGAGGCGTCCATCTGGAGGGTCATGTTGCCGGCCGTGCCGCGGCTCTGCCAGACCTTGCCATCGGTCTCGTTGCGGACCGTGGCGGTCGAAAAATAGGGGGTCCGGGGAAGGATCGAATACCCCGCCACCGCCTCCGCCGCGCTGGTGGTCGCCGTAGCCCCGCTGGTCCCGCCGGTCACTACCGCGCCCGTGGTGAACACAATGCCATTGATGGGCACGAACATGATCGAGATCGGAAGAGCGTCGTGTAGGGAAAGAGTGTACCGGTTAG